AAACTTACATCTGAAGAAAGAAAAAAAATAGAGTTTGGTGTACCAGCTACATCAGGAACTGCAATACATGATGCACTAGATTTATCTTTACAAAATGTAAATCCTAACAGTTTTGAGTATGACCAAGAAACAATAGATTTAATCTTTGATGAAATAGGTAATGTAATTGATAATCATATACCTGTTAATGAAAACGATAAAATTAAAATGATTGGCTGCAAAGAACACGCACCTTTTACTGCACAAAATATGCTTGATGCTACTATTAATGTATTAAAAGAAAGACGTGGAGATGATTATAAAGAAACAAAACACAAAACGTTTTTAGAAGGTAATTTTGAACAACAAATTTTATGGCAACCGAAAGGATTGGTTGTACCTATTATTGGATATGCCGATATGTTAGTTAATAATCCAAAAACTATAATAGAGTACAAGACGCTCCAACCAAGATTAGGTGCTGTAAAAAAAGATGGGAATAGAGGGTTTTCCGTTGCCTCTATTCCTGTCTCGCCTCGTATAACATATTTAGAGCAAATTACTGTGTATTGGGAAGCTATGAACAGAGAATATTATCCTATTATTATTGTTGGCAATAAAAACAAAGCTAAAGTATTTCACCCTGAAAATTGTGAAGATATGTCTTTTGAGAATATGGAAAGATATTCTAAAGCTATGATTAAAAAAGCTAAAACAAGACAATCATTATTAATGATAGACGATCCTATAAGTGTTTTAGATATACCTGATTTTGAGGGTGATTTTTATTGGAATTTAGGTAAGGAACTAGAAGATAAGGCAAAAAAACTATGGCTAAAGTAATTAAACCAAAAAAATATAACGTGACTATAAATCAAACTATTACAATTCAAAAAAAATTTACAGCATGGAAACCAGAGCAAGCATTAGAAATGGCTAAAGAAGATTATTGGGATATGCCACCAATGAAAGCAAAACATATTATTTTACACATGCCTATGACAGCAGAAGTTGAGGAAGTGTAATGGCAAAAAGATTAATAGATGGCAGAAAGAACGCTAAAGGTAAAAAATATAGTCATAGACCAAAGAGGTATGAAAACTCATGGTATTGCCAAGAAACTAAAAGTTGGTACAGGAAACCAGATGAACAAGGATAAAAAATTCCACGTTGTTATACAACAATTATTAGATAAATATGGTGAGTTTTCTTGGGAAAAACACTGGCGTGAAAAAGAAAGAAGAATGGAAAGAGATTGGGGTGGTAAGTGGAAAGCTGTTGGGGAAGATGACCACATGAGAACTTTAACAAGAATTAAAAATGGAGAAAAAGATGACTAAAGGCACAGTGTTTGAAACATTAAGTACCATTAAGATTGATAAAAAAGATATAGATAAAAAAGGTCAGTTTAATTATATATCATGGGCTACTGCATGGGATCATGTAAGCAGGGCTTATCCAGATGTTACTTTTACTAAAAAATTAAGTGATATAGATGGTTTTGTGTCAGTTTCTATTACTATAGAAGGTAGAACTCTTACAGAGGAGTTTCCCATATTAGATTATAAAAACAAACCTGTTCCACAACCCAATGCCTTTCAAATTAATACAGCTTTTCAGCGAGGTCTTGTTAAATGTTTAGGTATGTTTGGTTATGGCTTGTTTATATACAAGGGTGAGGATTTACCACCTGATAATGTTTCACATGAAACAAAACAAGAACTACCAAAAGATGATTATGTTGATGAAGATAGTCATGCAGATAAATTAGAAAAAGAAGGTTTTGAAATAGCTATTAACAATATTACATCAACAGAAGAATTAAATAATTGGGCTATTGATAATGCTATTAAAATAAAAGAGTCAAGTCATACTGATTATGTAAGAGGAATTTTTGCGAGCAGAAAGACTGCTCTTGAAGATAGAGTTTAATTAACTATAGGAGAAAAATATGAACTCATATAATATTACTGGTAATATTGCTAACGATCCAGAACTAAAAAATGTTGGCGAAACATCTGTATTAAATTTTACAGTTGCTTCAAACATTAACAAAGAAACAGTTATTTATAATGATTGTGCTGTTTGGGGTAAGTATGGTGAAAGTTTATCTTGGTTGAGCAAAGGTATGCCAGTAACTGTATTTGGTAAAATCTCAGGTATAAATTCTTACGTTAAAAAAGATGGTGATGCTAATGCTACGTTAAAAGTAGAAATTGGTAATGTAGTGTCTCATGCAAAAAAAGACCAACAATCTGCTGCACCATCAAGCGTTGAGCCAAATGACGACATTCCTTTTTAAATGGAAGAAGATTTAGTAAACAACCCTCCACATTATCAAGGCGATAAGTTAGAGGCTTTAGACTCCATACGAGCTATGTTAGGAGCAAAAGGTTTTATTGCTTATTGTCTTGGTAATGCAAGTAAATATGTGTGGAGATGTACTAAAAAAGGAAATTTTGAACAAGATTTAAAAAAAGCTAAATTCTATATAGATAGGGCTATTCACGAAAATGAACAAATTAAGAAATAAAGATTGTTTAGATAAGACGATAGAAAAGATATGTGATGATTTTAATGTATCGTCTATTGATTTAATATCACGCAGAAGGGTAAAAGAACTGTCCATAGCTAGATGGTTAATATTTAATTTATTAAAAACAAACTCAATATTAAGTTTAGTTGAGATTGGCAATAAGTATGACAAAGATCATACAAGTGTTATTCATGGCATACGAGAAATACAAATAAGAAAGCCAGAACTTGTTAATAAATATCAAGCTGTTTATGAGGATTGTAAAAGATAATTATTTCCAAGAGTCGCCTGACAACCAAGACACAATAGAATGTCGAGCACCTGATGTAAGAGGATAAACTTTATGCATTAAAAAGCTAGGAAAACAAACTATATCACCTTTATCTCTTGGTATGACAAAATCATCTTCATTATCAACATCTAATTTAAGATCGCCACCCTTGTAATCTTCTGTATCGCTTAACTGTATAATAGTTGTAATTTTTCTATTGGGTCGCATTGTCTTTAAATTTTGCCAGTTAATATCCATGTGACTGTCATATTTACCACCTACTCCATAGGTAAGAAACTGTAGTGGCTCGGCAAAACCTTTGATGTCAAATCCCCAGTAAGTGTCATTAACAGTCTCCGTAAATTCAGCAATAAAACTAGCAACAAATTCTAACTCTTTGTTGTTAGCCTCAAAAGCCTTTACATCAACATTTCTATACGCTTTATTATCGCCACCTGTAAGACCTCCATCTTGCGAAGGTATCTTTTCTACTGCTTCCAATATTGTATTTATCTCAGCGTCAGTTAAACACTGTTTTAAGTGACATACCTGTGGTACTTGCATTATTCAGACTTTGGTTCAGTCTCAATTAATATTTTTACTTTTTGGCTTTCTGGTACGTTAGCATTAATACCAATGTTAGAACTAGCACAACCTGTTATGAGTGCTAAAACAAAAACTGCCATTATAATATTCTTCATTTTATTACCTATATTTGTAGAAAGAATAATATCATGCGTTAAGTTTATTTACAAGATAATGTTGAACGCTGTCTGGAACAGGAGCTGTGCCTTTAATCATTCCATTTATAGCTATTTTAGAAACACCACAGTTTTGCATTAATTCTGTTTTTGATGTTCCAGTTTTTACTATTAATTTGCAAAATACTTTATGATCCATTTCTTTTCATCATTCTATTCCCAAACCAAAAAGCAATGATTGCTGAAAACATACTTTGTGTTTCAATATCCCATGCAGCTACTACACCTTCTAATGGGTCGTCACCTTGCTGTATGGCTATATAAACCTGTGTAACTTTAACAAAAGCAAACACAGAGAACAATAAATAAGTAATAACTGGGCGTACTGATGCCTGTAAAGCACCTATAAATTTAGAGGAATTGTTTTTGGAAAGTTGCTCGGCATGAGCATAAATAGCTTTTGCTTCAGCTATATCGGCTTCTGCATCTAGCTCTTGTATTTTATACTTAGACATTTGTTCGGCATATTTTGCCTTTGCCTCAAGCATAAGTAAGTCTTGTTTAAATTTAGCTTTCTTTTCAAAGAAACCTAAGACGCTTGGCAAGAAAGAAGTACCAAATCCTAGTAAACTACCTAAAAGACTAATCATTTTTTCTTTTTCTTTTTAGTACCCATCTTTTTCATAGCTTTCTTTTTTGGTGGTCTGCCTCTTTTAGAGCCATACGTTCCTTTACCATAAGGCATATCTTTCTCCTTTATTTTTTAGATTTACGTTTTTTTTTGGCTTTATTTTTCTTGCTGTTTGGGAAACCAGCTTTCATATTTGCATAAGCCTTTGCAGATATGGTTGATTTTTTCTTAGAACGACTTGTTCCAGCTTTTTTTCTTTTATTAATGTTTCTATATAAACTCATCTATTGCTCCTACCATTTAGTTTTATTTGCCCAGTAAGCTGCAGACATTTTACCTTTAGCTATATTTTTTGCGTGTCGTGCTTTAAATGATTTTGCTCTTTTTGTCATTGTTCTGTCACCAGTTTTACCTTGCTGACCAAAACGAATTGTTTTTACTTTATTTCCATCTTTAGCAACAACAACATGACTTTTTGTTTTATGTTTAGGGGTGCGTTTTGGTTTATTATATCCACTTACTCCAGCTCTTGCTAATCTTGGGTCTTTTGCCATAATTACTCCTACGAACAAGTACACATTCTTCTTAATGTATCAAAAACTTCTGAGAATGTCATCTGTTCGTTTTCTAAAGTCATCTGTTGTTCATATATTTTTTTCGTAGATGTAAGGTTTTCAGGTAGCATAAAGTGTATGGTACGTCTATCTAGGGCAACTAAAGCTAACATATCGCATTGTACTTTAGATATTGGTGTTTTTTGCCCACCATAATTAGTTTGAAAATTGTATCGTGCAACAGTTTTACCACGATCTATATGAGCCTTTTTTGTAGCTTTAACTTGTACTCGTATTGGTTTTTGTTCTAACCATGCTAATAAATCATAACCATCTTTTCCAACAAGGTCATTATCAATTCCATAGCCTTGCAAGACAGAACTAGCTAAAAGTTCTCCCTGCAAACCAATTTTTGTGGACATCTTAGGTAAACGCTATCTTTAACAATAAGCCTATAGATGATGCACTTGCACCAATCATAATAGCTTCTATTCTGTACAGTCTTTTATCTATTGCCTCATACCTAGATGAACAAGCGTCAACATGGTCATCAATTTTTTGGTTTACAGTTGCGGTTGTTGGTTTAGGCATCATTAGGCTCAACATAATTTTCATTGTTTGACCATGTAGAACCATCATATTTATATTTAGAACCAACATAATCTGATTTATTTTCTACACTTGTATGTAATGTTGCGTTGCTACTATTACAATCTGAAATAATTAATTCAAGTGTACCACCATCACTTACTGTTGTAGAGTTTGAACCAATACTAATTGTTTTATTATCACCATATAAATATAAACTAACATTAGTTTCGTTCCTTACTATAGTTTGCATTGTTTACTCCTTATTCACTAATTAATAATTTTGTAGCAGACAATGCTTTTCCTGCTACCATTGTTGCTGTAGAACTTGCACTTGTTCCTAAACTACCATCATCTTGCACAAAATATTTTTGTCCTGCTGTAAGTCCACTTTGTTGAGCATCAATTTGCCCAAATGTTGCAACTTCGGCTTGGGCATCGTCTGCAACTGTTTTTGTGGCTATACCTATATAACTTTCTCCATCACTTGGCATATTTGTTTCTGTAACTGTTCCATTTGGAACATGAGTTACTTGCTCTAATTCATCACTTGCACTTGATACATAAATTACTGAATTACTTCTAGTAGTAGTTTTGTAAGCTACACTCATTTGATGTGAGTCAATAGCTTCAGAATTTAAATCTGCTGAATTAGCAACAGAAAAACTTGTGTCGCTTATTGTAGCAACAGCACCTCTAATATAAGTGTTATCATTTTTCCAAAAAATAGATATACCACCTTGAGCAGAACCACTAGCTGCAATACCACCTCTAAAATTTCCAGTAAAAGGGTTATGTGCATCTATTTCAGCAGGAGTGCCTGCACTTACAGTATTATCTGTTCCTGATACAGTTATAACTACTCCATCTATATCGGTATTAGCTTCATCAACATACATTAAAAAACATTTTTCAGAAACAGGGTCATAAGCAAAACTATCTTTTGTAGGAGATAAACCACCTGCACTAACAGCCCAAGTTCTTGTATTAAGTGTTATTGTTCTATTCCCTGTTCCACTTAAACTTATTGTACGCACACCAAGATATACTCCCTCATACGCCCAAACACCTATATTATTAGTTTCATCATAAACAGTTGCATGATGTTGATGAGTGTTATATGAACCAGATGGAGCATCTCCTGAACTAACTGCTGTACCTGCTGTAATAGTTGTGCCTGAAACAGTAATTGCCATTGCTTGAGCTGTACTTGTTGTATAACATACTACAGCAGCACTTTTGCTAGTATCATAATAAGCACTTCCATATTTTTCTATTGTGCTACTTAATAAAATATTTTCTGTTCCATAAGTACCTGTGCCATCACTAGCTATTGTAACAGCCCTTGCTGCTAGATAATCATTATTATCTTTATAAAAAACAACATGAGTGCTATTTCCAACATAAACACTATCAAGAATTACAGTAGTGCTATTATGAAATGCTCCTAAACTTTGTGAAAGTGTAAATGATTTACTGCTTTCAGTATATGTTCTTCCATACCCAAAACTTGAGCTACTTACTTCTTGATAAAATACTACAAAATAACCTAATGCTTCATCATATGTAATACCATTAGATTGAACAGTATCTGTATCTTTTATCGTTTGTTGTGAACCCACAGAATAAGAAACTGCTGTAGAGTCATTTCCTATTTGTTTAAATTCACCATCAGTTTCTACCATTACAGGTTTACCTGCCGTTACTGCACCTTCTGCAGTACCATATAGATAACCTTCGTTTTCTAATAATTGTATTTCTGTTGCTGAAATAGCCCTACCTACATATTGTTCTCCTGTAGAACTACCTGTTAATCCAATAGTGCCTGCACCATTTGTAAAGTAATGGTTGCCAATAGTAAGAGAAGAATGTCCTGTGCTTGTACCACCAATAACATTTATTTTACCTGTAGCAGTATCGGATATTGCTTCAGCAGATATGCCTAGATAGTTTCCATTATCTAAATTACTTTCTCCTGCTGTTTCAGCAACCTCTTTTGCTTTACCTGTTGCAGTAAGTATAACTGGTTTTCTAATAGCAATAGCACCGTCTGCAACCATGTTTACAGTACCACCTGATGCTAAGCCTGTTAATGCTGAACCATCGACTGCTGGTAGCTTGGCAGAGCCATCTAATTGTACAAGGTTATTAGCTGATGTACCTGCAGTTAATGTTGCGGCACTACCTAACCCTAATGTTGTTCTTTGGGCTGCAGCGTCTGCGTCATCTAATAAGGCTTTACCTGCACTTGTTAAATCATAAGTTCCTGCAGTGCCACTACCTGTAAATTGTATGCCTTTGTCAGCAGCAGATGTTAGTCCTGCAAGAGCATCTAAATCAGCGTCATGAGCTTGTACATTTGAACCAATAGCTAATCCTAAATTTGTTCTTGCTGTTGATGCACTATCAACATCTGATAGGTTATTACTAGCACTTAAAAATCCACTTGCTGTAAACGCAGCTTGTGTCCATACAGAACCACTCCAAACAAATAATTGATTTGATGATGTATTAAAATATAACGCACCTGTTACTAAAGCGTCACCATCATTGTCAACTGTTGGTGCTGATGACTTTTCACCTAAATATATATCTGTAAAACTATCTAATGATGCAGCAGCAGAAGCAGCACTTGCAGCCGAAGCAATGTTGGAATTTTCACTAGCAGTAGCAGAAGTTGCGGCAGAAGTTGCCGAAGTTGCAGCAGCAGAGGCTGATGCAGCCGCAGAAGTTGCTGAACCTAATATACTATCAACATAAGATTTACTTGTTGCGTCACCTGTGTTTGTTGGTGTAGCAAGATTTGTCACTTTATTGCTATCTGCATTAATGTCACCTGACATTGTACCACCACTTAAATTAAGTTTTAGTGCGTCTGCTGTATCTACATAAGTTTTTGTTGTAGCGTCATTTGCAGATGATGGTGCTTTTAATCCGCTAACAGTATTAGAATTAGCGTTTATATCACCTGTCATAGTACCACCAGCAAGAGGTAGTTTAGTAGCTATTGAATTTGTTACAGTTGTTGAGAAACTAGCGTCATCACCTAATGCTGCAGCTAATTCGTTAAGAGTATCTAATGTTGCAGGTGCGGAGTCAACCAATGCTGATACTTCGGTGTCAACATAGTTTTTAGTAGCTGCATCTGTAGGATTAGAGGGCGTGGCAAGTCCTGTAATTGTTAGTGAGGTTGTACTATCCATATCAAGTGTGCCATTTATGGTCACATTGTTAAATGTTGATGTACCACTTGACGCTGTAATATTTCCTGTAACATCACCTGTTACATTTCCTGTTACATTTCCTGTTACATTACCAGTTAGGTTGCCTGTGACATTTCCTGTTACATTACCTGTGATATCTCCAGCAAAGTTTGTATTAGCAGTAATAACTGTACCTGTAATAGCTGCAGGAGTATTTGCACCTATAACGCCATCTATATTACCACCTGATATTGTTACAGTAGAACCTAAGTTAGCAGTAGACGAAGCTGATAAAGTAGAGAAAGCTCCTGTGCTTGCACTAGACGCACCAATAGGTGTTCCATCTATTGCACCACCATTGATGTCTGCTTTAGCTATAGTAACAGCTCCTGTGCCGTTAGGAGTAAGGTTTAGGTCACCATTAGTATCTAAAGTAACAATAGTGTTACCATCTAGGTGTAAATTGTCTATTTTAAGAGTAGATAATACTTCATTGCCTAAATTAAGATCGGCAAGTTGTGACATAAGTTCACGAATAGCATTATTAATATTAGATGGTGCTGTACCTTCAGCAATACTAATACTATTTAGGTCAGTATTATTTGCTGCGGTTGCATCAAACTGTGATATTTTCGTTTTTGCCATGTTTTACTCCTAGTTATTTTCTTCTTCTATTGCTCTAGCTTCCAATAGAGTTAAATCCGTTAAAGGTCTTTTTAAAATTCCTGTTGTATCAGAAACACCTTGTCTTATATTTTCTGGTATTGCGTCTAATAAACCTGTTACTTGTGGTGGTGGTGACATTTGATTAACAGTACCAGCAATTCTACCTGCTAAATTACTTGCTTCACCCATTAATCTTGGACTTGACGCTGCTAATAAACCTAATGCTGGTGCAGTTAAACCAGCTGAAACTCCATAAAGACCAGTCAAACCTGCACCAGCACCTCTAAAACCTAAAGGCGTTGGACTTTGCAAGACAAGACCAGCTGCAGCAGCTTGTAATTCTCCTGCAGTATCAAATTGTTTTAATGTGTTTAATCTTGAGCCAAAATTTGTATTTTGATTATTTCTTAATGTTTGAAATAATTTTCTTGATAATTGGTCTATTGATGCCTTGTTATTTACTGCAAATGCTTTCATAAGTTCTTTTTCTAGTTGATGAGCTTGTTCATAAACCGCCATTACATCTGCATACGCTGGTTCTATTTCAACAATTTTATTTTTAATTTTGTTTCTTGTTTGAGCAATTAAACTTTCTGTATAATTACCTAATTCACCTGCTGCTCTTGAAGGATATAAGTCGTCAATCATTCCTTTTAATACATCTAAAGACTCTACAGTATGAAAATTTGGATTTGACCTAAATTCTTTTAATAAATCTTTTATATCATTAATTGCAGTAATACCTTTTTCATTTCTAAGCATATCTATACCTTTTTCTGGTATCTTATCTACTCTTGGACTTACTGGTAAATCGCTTGGTATTATTCTTTCTTTAGGTTTATTTTTACCTTTAAAAGTTGTAGATTCATCTAAATTTTTTATTATATCATCTATTATTTTGTTAAATTCAGGTTGAGGTATTGTTTTTGTACCTAGTAATAGTGAACCCATACCTTCTTTATAATTTGCTTGTTTTAAATCTTTATGCTGTTTTAATTTTAATTTAAGTAAATCTGCCATATTTTCGTAAGCGTTTGGATTTTGGTTTCTCATGTTTTCAGTTAAAACTTTTTGATTTTTACCTCCTTCACGACCAGCTTGATAACTTATTCTTAATGCGTCACCACCTACCCCTGATGGAAAACCAAGAATATCTGGTGTTTTATTAATTGCACCTTTTGCAATATTTTTTACACCTGTAGCAGAGGCAATAAGAGGGTCAATCAAATTACTTTTTTGTGCTAAATTATTTAATTTTTCAGCGTGTTTTGCAAGTGATGGTATTTTAGCTGCTCCACTTGCTCCAGCAGTAAATATCATACTTACATCTGCAAGAAAACCAGCAGGGTCTGTTACCATTGTTTTTCTTAAACCTGTTAATGAACCATATCTATTTTTAAAAAAATTACCTAATTCAATAGCTAAATCTTGATCGTCTGATTTATATACATAATCTGGAATTACTAACTCTAATACACCTTTACCTAATTTATAAACGCTTGTTGCGGTTTGTATTGGGTGTAAAACTATATTACTATAATCTACTGCTAATTGACCAAAAGATTCAGGCATATTTTGTATGCTTCTTTTAAAATCTTCAAAATGACCTTTTGACACAAAATATCCATTAGGTGCTTTGTTATTTTTAGATAATTTTAATACTTGTAATAATGCTTCTCTTTCTTCATTAGAGTTAAATCCATTTTTGTTATCTTTATCTAATGTTCCATATTTTTTTTCCCAACTATCAGGAACATATATAACTACTTTTTTCTTTGTTTTGTTATTAACTAAAAATCTTTTTTTCATGTTTTTGCCTTTTAAGCTGGGGGTAATAGAGGATATGTTTCATCTAACTCAGTATTTATGCTATATTTTTCATCAGCTTCTTTAAATAATGTATTATACATATCATCAACAGTATCAAATGTTTCAAATGTTCTAAATTGGTCTGTTTGTCTTTGGTTCTTTATCGTTTTATTAAAAGTTCTAACTTGTGCATTATAGCTATTCCAACTTCTCTCAAAAATATCTCTAATTAATCTATCAACAACAGCTTTATCTCTAAATGCACCAGCTTCTCCACCTAAAGCCATTAAAACTCTTTCTGCGTCTTTTTCAGTCATTACACCACCACCAACAACTTCAAGTCTAAATCTACCTATTAAAGACTGTATTTGGTTTTCACTTAAACGACCTCTATATAATTTTTCTATATTATCTGCTTCTCGACCAGCAAAAGTTTGTAATTTAGATGTTATATTGCCAATAGAAAACGCAAGACCTTGTTGTGAACCTTCAACATTACTAGCATATTCTGCAAGAGCCTGTAATTTATTTCTATCAGCTATTAATTGGTCTTGTTGTTTTACTAAATCTGTTGCAGGTATAGTTGCTTTGCCAATTTCAGTAGTAGTTGTTGGTTTTAATTTTAAATCTTTATTTTTTTCTATAAATCCACTTAATGGTACCTGACGACCACTTGCATCAGTTATTAACCTTCTACCATCTTTCACAAAACTATCATATCTGTTACCATTCTGGTCAATAAAAGTCATAGGTTGAACTTCCCTACCCTCACCCACTCTATACAATGTTCCATCATTAAACAATTTTTGGTTAGGTGCAAATTGTGATTGTAATATTGATGTTGTTGCTCCACCTTTTATTGTTGTACCATCTGCTAATGTTACATCTTTATCTGATAAATTAGTAACACGCATTGGCTCTGTATCTACTGCAACAGGTTCAAAAATATTTATAGCTCCTTCTCCAAAGTATTTTTGAAAATCATCTGTTGGTCTATTAATATCATATTGAAATGCTTGATTTGGTTGAATTACTCTGCCATTAATAGTTATAGGATTTGCACTTGTGTTTCTAAAATCTTTAATGCTTATAGCTTTAGTTTGCTGATTTTCATTTTTATAAGGCTTTATTAACCCTTCATTATAAGCATTAACTATATTTTGATTTTGTGGGTCATAAAATGTATTTGAGTCTATATTAAAAGTACCATTAGGTTCAATAATTCGCCCACCTATATTTATTTGCTGAGATGATGTATTTTGAAATGTTTGAAAGCTTGGTTTTGTTTGTCTGTTATTTCCTAATAATTTTAATGCAACATCAGTTGGTAAATCAGTAGGTATGCCTCTAGCTTCAAATAATTGATTTAAAGCCTGTTTTTGTTTTTGTTGTTCATTCGCTTGTTTGTATGCCAACATAGGTGCAGCTAATCTTAAACCGCCTTGTGGTGTTGTAGAAGGAGCAGCTTGTTCTTGTAACGAAGCAGCAAAAGCTAATAAACTTTGACTGTCTAAATTACCTAATAGACCGCCTAAACCTTTCTTTTTTTCTTCTTCGTTTTGGTTTACTAACAAACTCATATTTTACTCCTAAAGACTTTTTAATATACTAAGTAAAGTTGCTGTATTTGATAAAGCCTGTGCATTTTTATTTTCATATATAGGTTTTGATTGTGTCATACCTGTTCCTGCAGCAGCATTAAGATTTCCTAAGAAAGTTCCTAATCTTTGTTGTGGTGCAGCTTGTAAAGCATCAAAACGAGCTTTATTAGCTTCAATCTGTCTTTGTGCTTGTTGTTGTCTATCTAAACCAACTGCTGCTAATCTTGCATAATCAGTAAAATCTTGGTTAGCAAGAGCAGGTACATTAGCTAACATAGCGTTTTGCCTTTGTCTTTCGTTTTCATAATTTTGCATTAATGGTTTTGCAAGTGAACGAGCTAATACATCTTGATTAGCACCAGAACCTAGACGACCTGCTCTACTAAAATAACCTTGTACATCTTGTGTGATTGGGTCTAATACAGCTTGTTTAAAATAAGGATTATTGCCTGATAAAAAATCACCACGCAACGTGCTTAAACCTAATGATTGACCTTCTCTTGTTATAGGGCTTCCAGATAATGCTCTATTCGTTTGCAAATTCATAGCCATTTGTTGTTCTGGACTAAAACCTGCTACTGTATTTTCTGGATAATAACCAAAACCAGTACCTGTACTATACAATCTTTGTGCTTCATTTGCTCCATAAGCTAATTGCGGTAATACATACGAAGGAGGCAACTGTGTTGTTGTCTGTACTCCTGTTTGCTCTGATCCACCTAAACTCATTATATACTCCTCATTGATATTGTACCTACTTCTTTATAATCTTTTACTTTTGACCACCCTTTGCGACCAATTATTTGTGCGTTTTTACAACCAATAGATTTTGCCCATTCGCAAATAGGTTGTTCCATTTCTTTTAATTCTTCTAAATCACCACCTGCTAACCAAAATCGTATAGATTTAAAGTTAGGGTATGTTACTATCTCCGTAACACAAGCACTCTTTTGACCAGTCCAAAGTTGTGCATCACCTCGTGCTATTGCATAGAATACATCTTTTTCGCTATGAGAATCAATACCTCTTTTTAATGCGTCTAAAATATACTGGCGTGACTTTAGCCACGATTGTTTATCCAATGATGACATAACTATAAACCTGACTATCTCCTGAGTTTTGATGAGCAACAACAAAAGAGCCATTATTAACAGTTTGCATGTAAAAATGATTTATATGTTGTGCAGCTCCAGATGAATGAGGCATAAATAATATAACACTATTTTCACCTACTCTTTCATCATTAACTGTAGTCGTTGTAGAATGTGCTATTGCTGTAAATTTACCAGTAGAATTTAAACCACCATCTATTGTGCGATTTACAATCTCTGCCACAAGTCTTGGGTCGCCACCCTGATAAGGTAATTTTCTAAACTGATTATCTACCATTTATCTTTTACCTGTTGTTTTTGCCTCTATTTCGACACCCTGAATATACTTCCAAGTGCCTGATACATTTAATCTTATTTTATGATACCTACCTTGATTTGACCTAACATTGCAATATCCATCATCATTTAATGAACTTGCTGTACCAAAACTATCTTCATCTACTTGTCTAAGTCTTGATGATACTTGTGCGGTAATACTAGGTGTAGTACCTCCTACTATTTCTACATAAGGTATGACATTGGTTATAACACTTGCTCGACCATTAGATGTATCTAAATCAGCAGTTTCTATAAGTGCTTCTTTATTTATACCACTAAACGTGTGTAACTTTTTATCTTTAGCACCACCAAATATAAATTGACCACCTATATATATTGATGAGTCAAGTGAGGCAGGCAAGCCATCAATTGATGTACTAATAGCGTCTAATTCTTCTAATGTATAATTAATAGTCATAAATGGTGATATAAGCTCACAATCTAATTCTGCATATGACCATCTTTGTAACGCATAATTATATATTAATAGTCTGTCAGGCGTATCATCATTAGAACTACCTGATGTATATGACCACACAACTATTTGTTCTGTAGGGTCAACAGCAGTAGATATTCTACCTTTGTTTCGTATAGTAAAATCATCAAAGAAAAAACGATTTACTTTTTCTGCACCTATTGGTGTACTTCTTTGTCCATCAAACTGATAAAATCCATCATCTGATAGATAAAATACAGTCTCACCAACATTTGCTACTGAGTTAGGATAGTTACAACCAAACCCTGTTTGCACTTTGTCAAATTGGAATATAAGTGGTGTACCAACGTAAGAGCCACGCACAATACCTCTTTCACACAATATAGTTGCAGATTCGCCACCAACAATACCTGTAATATCACCCATATCAAATATATCTTGTATATCAGATTGGTCTGTACCTATTGTCCAACCTGTGTGTGAAGCTAGAGCAGAAAAATAAACACGATTAGGATAAGCTGTACCGCCATATTTAACATTACCAGTAAATACAAAGTCACGAACAACCGCTATATGTTTAGCTGCAGGGCTACCAGATATGTCAGCAAATAATGAACTTGTACCATTATCATATACTTGTAGTACATTGTTGTGTCCTGATGCACCAATAACAAAACCACTAAAGTCTATAAACTTCCATATATCTTCATCACCTAATGATGTGTAGTTACCTGTTTTAGATATATTTGTTAAATTAGAGTTAGATTTAGTAAACTCATATAGTTTTGTTACATCACCTGCAAATATCTTAGGATCACCACTATCGTCTTTAGCTGCAAAGATACCTCTTAATCTATTGTCGGCAGCATTACTGTATTGCGATAAATCTTGTAAGCCACGATAACCTCGTGCAGCAGGAATAACATTTTTTGCAGTTGTCACTCCGCTAGTGTTATCAGGCTGGTCAGGCAACCATTCGCCAAAAGGTGTATTCATTGCCATTATTTATTCTCCATATACACTTCGCATTTCTAAACCAACACCATAACTACCTTTTTCATCATCTACTCTGATTTGTTGTAATATAGTTTGTATTAGTGCTTCATATTGTGTTGCTCTTTGTTCGTCTAACAAAAACGTATAAGCGTGAAATAAGCTCGTATAGAGGTATAAATCAGGATAGCGTGTCAATATAGTATTTGTAGTGTTACTGTCGCTGAGAGAGCTTACAGAGGCTTTATAGGTTAGTTCTATGTCGTATGTTGCGTCAGGTATAGGTGCTAAGAATAAATTATCACCGATAACACTATAAACTTTAGGACAGCCTGTAGCTGTTGTTGAATATTCTTTTTTAACTTGTAAAGGTGATAAATACCTTAATGTAATTCTTGGATTGTTCATAACTTTAACATTACGAATAGTACGCATATCGCTTGGCAAAGACACATAAGCATTATCTGCTGTAGTTGTCAGTGTTGTTCGTGTATCTTGTGAGCGTGTTTCTAATTCACGAGATATACGACTTTCAGCTAAATCAATAAAATCATCTATTTCATTTGTTAAATCATCTCGTGCTAAAAAATTAGCTATTGATGTTTTAAGTTCTGCGTAAGTAGATATTGCCATTATATATTTCCACCGCCTGTTCTAAAAAATTTGTTGTCTGGGTTGTTGAGCCATCTTGCCCATGCTTTTTTATTATGCTTTGGGTCTCCTAATTTTTCAACTAAATCAAAGTAAAGGTTAGCAGGTAGCTCGGCAACATGTTGTTGATGCTTTTGTGTATTGCCAGTTAAGCTATAAGGTTTGTAATCTATGCTCTTGTCTTTTGCTAACTTTAAAATATTGTCTGTGTTTTGTTCAACGGAAACATAATGTTGTCCGTCATTACCACCATGAAAATAAGTAGTTTTTTTCTGTATTGGGTCGTAATTTAAAATCTTTTTTGCCATTTTTATTCCTTGTAAAAAAGGGAGTAGGTTTCCCTACTCCCCATAAACACTATTAAGATGTGCTTAAGTCTGTGACCATAGCGTGAGCTTTAGGTGCTTTAGTAATGTAAGTCCACTCGGACACAATGCTAAATTTAGTTGCATCACCTGTAGGTGCTACATCTGAAACTGAGAACATTCTATTTGGTAAATGTCCAACTGCATAATAGTCAGAATCCATCAAGAATACTGTGTCATTTGGCATTTGTCTGTCAATAGTAACAGATAATTGACCAAAATCAGTTAGATATAAACTAACGCTACCAATGATTGCAGCTTCTTTTGGAGCTGTCATTGTTATTTGGTTAGTTGCAACTGAACCTGATGATAGGTCAGAAAAAGCTACTTTGTTAGCTGGTGAAACAACTAGAATATCTGGTTGTCCGCCATCTTCGTAAGCTAATTTCATTGCTGTATCAATTTTAGCAAGAGTTAGAGCTGCATTAGTACCTGCTTTGTCAGATACGTCAGTACCATCACCAGTAGGTGTTGTAGATGGTGATACAAGACTTACGTTAGTCATGTATGAACTAATCTTACCTGCTTTTCTTGGGTCTGATGCAGCACGAGCTTCATTTTTAACGAGAGCTTTTTCAATATCTCTACGTTGCTCTAGTCCTTTAAGAACTTTCACATAAGCTGTTTCTTTATCTCTACCTGCTTTATCAACTGCATCTAAAGTACCAGAAACTGATGCTGCTTGTACTGAGATTTGATGATAATTGCCAAGTCTAGTTGTTGCTGTTGGGTTTACATACGAATAGTCAGCACCTTCTGCAACATAGTTGTCGTCTGCTGCTGCTGTTAGTTCTTGTACTTGCCATTCGTGGAAAACTCCACTTGTTACTTCTTTTTTCGCATTAGAAAAAATCGGTGTTTCTGCTGGGTCGATACGAGTAATTACGTCTGATAAGTCCTCTCTCTCACCTATAGCATTTGCTGTTTTATAAGTTGCCATTGGGGTATTCTCCTTAGTTAGCTATTTTTTGTTAAAAGATAATCCACAGCCGAATCCATAGATTGAACTGTAGAAAGTTTATTTAAGGCTTTGTCAACCTTTCGCTTTTTAAGGTCATTTGCAGTAGTTGGTTTGCCACCCTTTGTCATCTTTGGTGCTTTTCTAACTTTCTTCTTAACAAGAGGTTTCTCGTTTTGAAGTTGGTCAAATAAGTACGCCTTACGCATTGTAACAATAGCTCTATGGTCTGAGGCTTGACTTAACTCTTGGTCAGTAAATCCTGCTCTCTTTGCCCATGTTATCATATTAGCTTTTTCAGCTTCAGCTTTCTTAGGGTCTTTCCATTCAGGAATTGCCTTTACTAACTTTTGTTGCTCTTGAGCCAAGTGTTTTTGAAACTCTACTTGTTGTTCTTGAGCTTGTTGCTGTGCTATTTGCTGCTGTGCAGCATTAACTTGTGCTAATTGTTCTTTTTTATCACGCCAATCATCACGTTGCTTTACATAGTCTAATGGGTCATCTTGATAAAGCTGATCCCAGTATTCTTTCGTAGGCTCGTTTGATGTTTGTGATGTCAACTGCTGGTTCAACTGCTGTAAACCTTGTTGCAGAGCTTGACGCTCCTGTAAAAGTTCTGCTTGTAACTGTTCAACTTCTTTTCTTTGACTAGCTACCTCAGTTGTCTTTTTAGTATAATCAGATTGTCTTGAATATCCTGCAGCTAGTTCATCAAGGGTAACATCTTGTTCTTCACCATTAATTTTAACAGTAAAGTATTCTTGTTCCTCGTATTCCTCAGCTTCATCTTCAGATACTACTTCTTCATCTAATTCTTCCGATACATCTTCCTCAACAGCTTCAAGTGCCTCATCAGGTTCTTCACTTATTGGTTCTTCTGTATCTGTAGCAGAAACTTCAACTTCTTCTTCTGTCTCTGTTTCTGGTTGATTTACCTCTTGATTCGGTTCTGGATTATCTTCTGATTCCACCCTGTTAAGAAGTAGGCTTGCGGCTTCCGCCATGTTGATAGGTTCGTTCCCAGTTGGGTTGTCGTCTGTCATGTTTTTCTCCTGTTAGACTGCTTACGCTTGGTCTTATTTAGTTAATTGGTCATTAGCAAACTTGCCAGTGATGACCACACTTTCTATGTGTTGCTTAACAGTTTGTAAGTTTTGCAACATCATAAAAACTTTTTCACGAGCTTCGTTTTGATCTACAGAAGAATTTGCCCATGCTTCATGGTACTGCTTCTCAAGAAAATCAAAAGTCTCGATAAGAATTTCGTTTCGTAATAGAGCTTGTGCTTTTTCACCTCTATCTATGTCTTGTCTTAATTTACCTTCGTTTTCCATTTTTTCTCCTTTTTAATTATCCATATAATATTGCATTAAGTTGTTCTTCTGTGTAACCTTTTTCTAGCAATGATGTTTTTTCTGCGTCTGTTAGGAATAAATCTTCATTTGTTGTATTTGCAACTAATAAACCACCTAACAACTCTGATGTTGCAGCACTCCCACTACGAGAAGCACTTGTTAAGGCATTAGCGGCAGTTTCATCAAGACCCATGTCTAAATATTGATCTTTTACTTTATCTGCTGAAAATGCAGGTAGTCTAAAATCTTTCATGTTAATCGTATCTTCATCATTAGCTACTGCTTTTAATGATAATAGATTTGTGCCTTTTACAATATTATCTACTAAAGCAGAACCATCATTTCCAGCTTGTCCAGTATAATAAAATCTACTTACATCATCAGTTGTGTTTAAAATATCACCTTCTTTTGTATTATAATTTAATCTATTATTTATTGTTGGTTCTTCCGACATATCACCAAAAGTAATATTTAATGGGTCACGTTCACCTGTTTGTACTAAAATATCACCTTCTGTTTTTAAACCATAATTACCAGTAATATTACTAACAACATTATTCATTGCATTAGCAATAGAAGTTGATTGATTAACATTTTCTTGATTAAATTTATCACCTTCCATACCAAATGGAGTTACATCATTAGAATTAGTATCAACTTGTGCAAAACCTGCTTCATTTGAAGGGTCTGGTTGTCCAAGACCTGCTAAACTTGCTATTAAAGCTCCTGCTCCTAAAGCTGGAGCAAAACTTGCTGCAGTATCACCAAATAAACCAAATCCAGATAAACCTGCTGCTGTTCCTAAAGTATTTCCAACATTTGCATCATCTACCATATCAGCAAGTGATAACAGACCGCCAATACCAGATAATGCTTCGCCAACAGTTACATTAGTAACATCACCTAAATATGTTCCAGCTTCACCAATACCTGATGTTAGCTCAGTATTAAAAAAATCTGATAAACCGCCTTGCACTTTATCACCTAAAGATTGGTCAATTTGCGTAACATCACTTGTATTTGTAAGAGTAGGTTTTATATTATCTGAAACATTAGTGCCTGTTGTAACTGTTAAACCAGATGTATCAGGTCTTACACCATCAAAAATTTCTGAACCGAAAGGTTTAGCTACACCTGTTTTTATAGCATTTGCAAATGCGTCTGCTGATAATACACCAGTATTAAAAGCATTTAAAATATCTAAAGATTGATTTGGTGTATAACCAGCATCAGATAATTCTTGTAATTTTTCGGCATCAGATAAATCTCTATCTACATTACCAAATTGTGGTGAATCCATAGTAATATCACCAGTTGTAGGAATTATTTCTGTATTTGTGTTTGTAATATTATCATCAATTTGAATTTTTATTCTATCTTCTGGAAAAATTTCATCACCTTTAGGCGTAACTTTTTCAATAACATTTCGATTTTCTACACCTGTCGATATAGTCGTTATAGGGCTAACAACATCATTTGTTGTTAAATTTGTAGAATCTGTTTCAGTTGTTGTAGTGCCGTCATCTCCTTTAACAGCATCTATAGCAGCTTTACCTAACAAACCAGCACCAATTAAATCAGCGGCATTTATTGATGTATCTATTGTTCCATCACCTCCCACAAGACTACCAAAATAATTAGCATCATAAGGCAATGGTTGATAAACATTCATATTAAATGTGTCAGGACTAACTGCAAAACTTCGTTGAAAGTCGCTTTCAAGTGTTGGGTATTGGTCAAGCATATTTGTAACAACTTGTGGTCTTTGTTGCATAACATCTAAATCTGACAATGTGTCTAATGTAGGTGTATTTTGTAATAACCCTTGTTGTGGAACAAAATAATTAGGTTGATTTAATACAGGTTGAAAATCTTGCATAAAACCTGAGTAATCTACTTGCTGCGTTGATGGTTGTGCAGCGTTTAAACCAGCAAGTATTTCTAATGTTTGGTCATCTAAATTTGACATTACTCAACTCTCGGTAAATTAGTAGATGGCTTACCACCAACTTGTTGTTCAAATCCTCTTAACTGTGCTTCATAACGTAATTCTTCTTGACGTATTTGCATTTTCATTTGCAGTTCTTCACGTTTTAACGCAAGTTCTGCATCTTGTTTAGCCTTTTGCAATTCTAATTCAGCTTGGAATTTTTGTTGTTCAAACTGCATCTTCATCTCAGCTTCACTAGGGGGCGGAGGTTGTTGTGGTTGCGGAGGCGTATCTTCTGGATTTTTAAAGAACCTTGTTGCATCTTTAAATCCTGCCATACTTGCAAGCTCAGCAAGGGTATTTCTATATTGCTGTAAATCTACTAATGGGTTCTCAGCACCCATTTGAAGTAATATCTGTTCTTGTTTCTGTGCCATTTGTGCAAGGAACGCCATTTTTTCGTTAGTTTGACCAGAACCTAACCCTACATTAACAGATAAATCATACTCATGTTTCCAATTAGAAGGGTCTATTGGCACAAACTTATTGTTAAGACGTATCATTTGTTCTTTCTTGCCATGATGTAAGCATAATGTAAGCACAAGTCTAAACAGTTGTTTAACACCTGTCTCGGCAAACACTCTTGCAATCATTTCAATTTTACCTTGTGCAGCACTCATTTGTGCAGCAACCGCAGTAGCTGTTGTGCTTTGTAGCGCATCTGCGTCAAGACCCATAGAGGCTTTTGATAAACCAGTGCGTTGTTCTCTAATTTCGTCTAAATACTGTAGTAAACTAAAAGCATTTTGACCAACCATAGGAGGTTGCAATACTTGCACTGCATTTGGCTGACGCATACGAACAATACCACCTGCTCTTGAATTTAATAAATCATCAAGATTTACTTGACCTTCTACAGCAGCTACACGAGCATTGTTTGTTAAATATATATTGTCTAGTAATTGACGTAGAACAGTAGATTTAATTAACTGTAAATCCATAATAAGTTCTGCAATACTTCTGCCAACTAATCTATGTGGCATTAATATTGGTGATAGACAAGCGAATGGTACATGGTCAAAGGCTTCGTTTTCGACTATTTCAAAACCGCTACCTAATGTTACAACTCTGCGTAACTCAGCAACACCATCTCCGTCATAATCTGACTTAATATAAGATTCAACAACCAATACATCACGCATAGACATATCGCTAGAATCGGTAGCATCACTGCTTTCTACATCTTCAAAGCGATTTTGTACTTCTGAACTTGTGTCTAACTCAGTATATCCTGCGTATTTTTCTACTAATTCTCTGTCATAACCCATTTGTATAAGATCACCAACTTTCATAGTTGTGCGGTGAGCTACAAAGTCTGCATCTTCTATTGACGCAGCACGTTTTGACACTAAAAATTCTTCAGGCGGAATATTATCAACTTTAATCATACCACCATAAGACATACGTTTTATTACAACATCATGGGAAACAGAGTAATCTGACATAGGCATACCCATCTCATCAACACCTTCTTCACCATATTCTTCTGTATTTTGTGATACTATCTCAACATTAGGGTCTTGTAGTAATAATGTTAGCTCGTCATCAGATAACCCAGTATATTCTTCTTCTTGGGCTTCTTCTGTCTCATCATAATACACTTTTACAACGCCTAGTTTTTGTAACAACGCATCTTTAAAAAAATTATGCAGTATAACAAATCCGTTATTCTGACAGTTTAAAACATAATTTGCGTATGATGTTGCTTGTTTAGCACCTTCTACATCTTCAGGTTGACGAGGCATAAATTTTACAAATTCATCTGTCTGTGTGAAAGTACGCATAAGGCTAGGCATAATGAACTCAATAGTGTCGGCAACCTCTGTTGTAACAACTTGAGAACGACCTTCTTGTTCATTACCGAAATCTTCGCCCATATAATAATTCATGGCAGTTATTCGGTCTGTACCATATTCTGAGTCATAATACCCTAATGCGTTTTCAATCTCATTACGCACTAAAGCATTAAATTCTAACTTATCCATTATTTAACCTTTTTTGGTTGTTTTCTTTTTTTCGGAAGTTTTTTCTGTTTTTTTAGGAGCAGGTTTTTTAACTTCCCTTTCCATAGCTAATATTTGACTTCTTTGCATGATTCTAACTCACTATAATGATGAATAAAAGTAATCCGATAATACCGCCTAATGCAGCATCAACGTAATCCCACTGATGATCCTTAACATAGTTAAGAATGTCTTTTAATTTTTCCATATTTTCCTCCTAATTTATATCTATATTATCTGGTGCAATATTAACTGTTGTAAGTTTTTCAACAAATTCATCTGCTGAGCCACCACTCTTAAAGAAACAATAGGCTGCAGAAGCTAATGTAACATCACAAATTGTTTCCCAATCTATACCAGTTTTATTAATAGATTGTAAATTTTCTACCATACCTATAAAAATAGCATGAGTTACAGGATTTTCAGCAGCGTATTCTTGCTCCTCTGTAAACATTATCTCTAATTCGTCTAAGTAATCCATGAACTGTCCTTATATTGTATTGGTTTATTCCAATGCGTATGACCTCCACGAGCAGAAGCTGTAAAGGCTTGTTGTGCAAAGGTTAGGCAAAAGGCATCAGCTAAGTCACAGCTACGACCACCTAATCTTTTTTTAAACTCGTCTTTGGCTTCAACTTTTATTTTTCCGTTAGATGTAAATTTAAAACGAGGAGCTATTAGTTCTTCTATTAATTTATCATCTTGCATAATGCGTACATCACGCCCTTCAAACCATTCTCTTGCTCTAAACCATAGCTCGTCTCGCAATCGCATATATTTTGTTTTTAGAGCAGGACTTTCGGAAACCTGTATGGGTCTAGCAGGCAAATCCAATTCGGTTAGCCTTGACGCTACTCCAGAACCGATACCTATACTATCTACCATTATATCCGTTGGTTTGTCCTTATAATTACATATTTCGTACTCATTCATAACAATACCTACTGTTTCCATTAGGTCTTTACCTTGCCATGTGCGTACAGGCTCTATTAACTCAGCACCACGTCTTTTACACAATGCGGTTCTGTCAGAGCCAAAATTGGCGACATCTAAACCCCAAACAACAGGTTCATAGGGGTCAACTGATATATCTCTGTCTATAGAGCTTTCTACCATATAGAGTGGTATAACAGTGTCATCTTCTGCTTTTGGAAACTCGCCAAGCACCCTAACTCTATATACGTTTGAGTCAGAACCATATTTTATGTTCATATCCTCAATAAATTCTTTTGATACTTGTGATGAGTCAGCACAGCTTACAGTCATTTTAGTCCAACGGTCACGCATTGCATGAAACGCATTAAAAAAATAACCTGATGTACGAGTAGGGTTGCCAGTCATAACAACTTTAGCATCTGGTGTTGATAACGAACCTTCACCTACCTCAAATATCTTATCATCTACCCCTGATGCCTCATCAATAATAAACAAGAGGTTTTCAGAATGGAAACCTTGTAAGGCTTCTGGGTTTTCTCTACGAGACACACGAGCCACAGCATACGAGTCTGTCGAACCTGCAATATTAATTTTGTCGGATTTCATATCCATTTGCGAATAAAAACTCTCAGGCAAACGTCTTGCCCATTTTTGAGCTTCAGCCCATAGAACATCTGATAATTGGTGAGCAGTATTGGCTGTGCAGACAACCTTGCAAGGGTGTCGTGTAAATACCCACCACAATATCAACCAAGATAAAACTGCTGTCTTACCTACGCCATGCCCTGACTTGACAGCACATCTTGGGTTCTGCATGACGTTTTGTAAAAATTCTCTTTGCCATTTTTCAGGTTTTACCTGTAGCATTGTTTCAACAAACATAACTGGGTCTAATGCTAATTCTGCTAATATATCTGATAGTTGTTCTTTACTCATTCTGACTCATTATGTCTGTTTTAAAAAAAAAGGGTACGAAAAATGGAATTAAAACGCACCCTTCCCTTTTCAGTAATGAAATAATTTTTTTTGAACGATATTATTTTGGGGGAGATAGTTGTTCTAAAACAACATAATTATTTCATATGATTGCATTGTTCGTGATTTCTCAAGACTTGTCAATATATAGAAAAATTTTTTTTAGCAGCACCATATATGGAATTTTTTTAAGAGAGGGGGGTATACATATATACAGGTAGAGGGGGCGACAAATAAAGAAGGGGGGGGTTTAATCGCTCTCTATATCTATAATATCATTATCTATTGTAACTACGTCCGCTTCTTTTAGGGAGGGTTTTTTATAATCTTGAATACGTTTTGAAACTTCTGATAATGTATTAGAAAAGAGAGAACCGCCTTTTAAATCTATATTGCTCTCCTTAGGAAATAAGAAGCTAAACTTTTGTATGTTACCTATGTCCTCAGTTAAGTAATTATCAATTAATTGGTGCAATGGTTTATCCTTTCTATCGCTCATACTGTTTAAGGCGTGCGTTAATTGTCTCTTGAGGATATTTTGTGCAATAACCTTTGGCGATCCTTTCGACTTACTGCCAACTGGTCGACCTCGCCTCTTTTTTACTGGTGCATTTTCAAAATTGCCGTTGACGTTGTCTGCTTCTGCTATCTTTTTCATATAATTAATTCCTTAACTCTTTGATATAATTAATACTAGAATTATTTATTTTATCAATATAATTATTTAATTGCATAAAAAAAGGGCTAATAAATAGCCCTTAAATTAATCTTATATATTTAATATTATCTCCAATTATCTTTACAAGAATTAAAGCCCTCAATAAAACTTAATAAACTTTTAATATTATCAAATCTTTTAAAATCAGAAACTCCGCCAGATTTTAAAACAATGTTTATTTCGTGACAATAAAAAGATTTACCAATTCTTACTTCTTTAATTTCCTCATAAGAATATTGTCTTATGCCGTTTTGTTCTATCCAATCGATAAATTCTGCAATTTGATAAGCGTAAAAATATTTATTATCACCTTGTAATCTTAAGCCGTAAGTTTGTTTAAGATTTTTACGAAAGGTTAATTCATGCCTTTTTTCTTTTTCTTCATCATTTAAACCTTCAGCTCCATTATGATGATAATCATAATATCTGTTGTTAAGTTCTATTAAATTTTTATTTTGTTGTTGTGTAAATTCCATTTTATTTACTCCTAGTTAATTAATATATTATCTTTATATGATAATATATATTAATAGTCAATAGCTAATATAAAATAATTTATTTTTTTTTATTCTTTTTTACTTGCAATTATATTTTGTTTCATTTAATGATATAAATATAATTAACAAAATGGAGATTATAAATGACTAGATCAGAATTATACCAATATGTATTTATTATTTTAATATCAGTATTTATTTATATTGAATTTATAGGAGTGTAAAAAATGGATAACTTAAACTTAAGCAAGTATGCAATGAAGCAATTTAAAAAAGAA